TTAGTCATTGATCATGATCCTTCTAAATAAACCGGCCCCGACACGATCGGAAATTTGTGCGACCTGAACTTCATATGCTCCAACCACACCGTCCGCAGCGCGCATGGACGGCTCGTAACTCCACAGAGGTTGGGCCACGGTTACGGTCCGCACGACCGTTCCTGCCACGAGCACGTGCAGCAGATACTCTTCACGCGCTTCGCCAAGCGGCGCGTCGGCTATAGACCAAATGTCTCCGTCAATCCGGGTGCGCCTGATCCAACTGATACGATCAACTCCCGCCGCATCCCGAACCTGCTGCAAATGTACCGGTGCAAATGGTCTTAGACCCGCCGCTTCGCAGGCCACCTGCAAATGAACGAAATTGTTATCGTCATATGTCAGGTCAGCGGGCCCGATCCGATAGTGTCGCGCAAGCCCTCGCATATTGCTCGGAAAGGATAGCTGCTTGATGGCATCATCCAGCAGAACTACCGTCGATCCAGCGGGCCACAGATCCGGGATCAGCGCGTCTGTTCCAAGTTGACCGCGAAGGCGGTCGCTCAGCCCATAAATGCCAGAGCCCAAAGGCACGGCAGTCTGAAACTGGAAGATTTCCCAATGCCCCGTATCCTGATCGCCGATGGCCATCGCATTCGCGCCAGCCAGAAGCGCGTCCATCGTGACAGAACTAAGCGCCCCACCAGATAGGACCACTTCGAGCGTCGGCCCGCGGTCGAAAATGCCATGTGCTGCTTTCGCCAACGGGGTTTGGGTCACACCAAGGATTGCCGAGACCTCGACCACAGCATTCAAGGAATAGGCTTGATCATAAGCCGAGTCGTAAATGGCCACCGCGCCCGGCCATGGATCACTGGCCACAGCAATATAGGGTGCCGATTGGACGTCGGTGTTGGTCAACAGTGGCAGATCTAGAATCACAGGCGTCGGCGGCACCTTTGCAGGAGGCGCAACCAAAGTCACGGAACCCTCAACAACGCCCCCAGGAAGATAGGACTCAGGCTCTACTCGGATTGCCTCTAGCAGCCGCAATCCCATGTCCTCGACGCGGTCGATGCGATAGCGCGCCACGCCAGAAGGCGTCGGAATTGCCACCACATCCCCTGCCCCTAAAGCCAAAGACGACGGGGGCAATGCAAACTTACAGCTTTCTCCGGCGATCCGTGCTTCCGATAGCCACCTCTCGGCCACATGACGCGCCTCTGCGGTGGTCATCACCAAATTCAACTCCGTCGCCGACACCGACTGGGCCTCTGCCTCGGGAAAGCTTGTCTCCGACACCTGAGCGTCGAACGAACCATCAGCAGCGACAAAGGTCAGCCGGATGCGCCCAGCGCTCTCTGAACCCGCCCCACGAAGCGTCAGAAGGGTGCTTTCCTGCTCATCGGAAAGAACAAGTTCGCCTTTTTCGACGGTCTTGGCGATTTTTCCAGATCGATTCCGGAAAACCAACGTACCATTTCGTTCATGCGCATCAAATCCATAGGCAAGCATAAGCGGCTCTAACGCCTGTCTGGCAGTCGTTGGCTGCGCAATTCCAAACCCACGAACAAGCCCATATAGGCCCGAGACATCCACATTGGTCAGCCCTGAGTTTTGGCAAATCTCGGTGACAACCGTCGCCAAAAGTTGAGACCCTGTGCGGCCATTCAGCCAATGCCCATGGGTGTAATTATCGCCGTCACTCCAAATTTCTGGTAGCCCCGGAAACCAAGGGTATGGCCGGGCGTCCCACGCCCAGACATGCGCGTGCGCCATGTCGACCATCCTGCCGCCGTACGTTCCTGACATCGGGTTGTTCAGGGGGTCGGTCCAGTAATCGTATGTCGCCCGCAGGTATTGCATCTGAATGAGGTCATCGCGCGCGCCATTAGAGGCGCGCGGCAGCACCGATTCAGAGGATTTTGGATCGAGAAACTTGTTCGGCTCGTTGGTCGCTTTATCGAGCGCGGCGCACCCGATTTCCGTGAACCAGATCGGTTTCGACTGAGGCACCCATGACGTTGGCACCATTTGGCGAACGCCGCCAATCCGATTGTGATGCGCGTTAGACCACCACGAAACCAAATCCTTATATCGATAGACCCAAGGCTCTCCATATGCCCCGTCGGTAATGGGCGTGCGCACTTGGTCATGCGCCGCTTGGGCATCCGGATAGAACCAATCGAACCCCTCCCCCCCTGCAATATTGCTTTTCAAGTAGTCGAGATCATAGATGGTCTCCCATCCGGCTTGGGCGTCGGCATGCTGCGTACCCTCTCTCCAATCTGAAAGCGGCATATAATTGTCGATGCCGATGAAATCGATATCAGAATGCGCCCAAAGGGGATCAAGGTGAAAAAAGTGATCGCCGGTCCCATCAGCAGGATCGTAGCCGAAGTATTCTGACCAGTCGGCCGCGTATCCGATCTTGACCGCAGGCCCGAGAATAGACCGCACCTCATCGGCCAAACGGACAAGTTCCGACACTGCCGGGAAACTATTTCCGGCCCCGCGAATTTGCGTCAGCCCACGCATTTCAGAGCCGATGCAAAATGCATCCACGCCGCCGGCAGCCAAACATAAAGCGGCATTGTGCAAGATGAATCTGCGAAAGCTCCATTCCGATGCGCCGGAATAGGTTACCTTACGGTCACTGATCGTAAAATCCGACGCAGTTGCACTCCCGAAAAATGCCGCGACTTCGCTTGCCGCGGCGACTGTCCCATCAGGACTGCCCGCGCGGCCCGGCGCTATCGACAGGGAAATGCGCCCGCGCCAGGGTAACGGCGGCTGCTCCGCCTCTCCAGTCCAAGGGTCGACTAGGCCATTTCCAGCAAGCTGCTCCATCAAAATAAACGGATAGAACACTACACTCTTTCCGCGCGACCGAAGCGATGTGATGGCTTCGACAACACTCTGATCTGATGGGGTCCCCCCATAAACCGGACGCCCTGCCTCTTGCGCCACCTGAAGGGCCGAAAAACGGTCCAGTCCTGCAACCCCCCATTGCATCGGCGTCCCGTCGGCATCCTTGTGCTCAACTTTTGGCCGGATCTTGGCCTTGCCGCAGCGAAGATCGTCGCCGAACCAAGACACAACCAGAGAGACCGACGCACACTTGGGCAGTTCAGCTTCCAAGGCCGTCATTGACGCCAGAAAATCCGTCCGCCCATCATAACTGTGAACATTGGCAGGCCGCTTGCGTCCCGGTCCTTCTGAATAATGCACCGGTGTCGTTGCCAGTGCATATTCCCCAGTCCCCGGGATCAGCGCGACGGCCTGAACCGTCTCAACCAGGGATTTCGCAGATGCAGTCGCAGCAGCTTGCTCTGGTCGAATGACCTCGAAGCTGAATTGCGGCACCCGATTTCCGAACTGACCTAAATCAAGGTCTTCCAGAACGATATAGGCGGTCCCGCGATAGGCCGGAACATTGCCTGCCCCTTCAATTGCCGAGATTTTGGGATCGGGTACTTGGGTTTCAGACCCCGGATACACCCGCAAATTCAGCGCACTCCTTGCCACTTCATACCCGTCGGCCCAAATGCGTCCGACATGGCTGATCTCACCTTCACATAGGGCAATCGCCAAACTGACCGAATAGGAATAGCTGCGAACAGACGCGCCGCCTGCTCCGCCTTTTCCGCCACTCGATTTCTGTGTCTGGCGCCGCTCCAGAAAATTTGATGCCCAGATCACTTGGCCCGCAATCCGTGTACGTCCGAACACTTGGGCAACGCCGCTGCCCTCGCTTGCGCCAGTGACGCGAAAACGATCAATTCGGCCCGTCTCGATGACTTCCGAGCCCGCCCCCATCAACCGTTGATCCAACGACTGGCCGATCGTTGCGCCAACAGCCCGACCGATCACGGCAGCAGAAAGCCCCAAGACCGAACCACCGATTGCGCCACCCACTGCCGCTCCTGCCGCAGACAAAAGAATTGTCGCCATCAGATCACCTCCTCGGGAAACTCAAAGCGCGCAACGATCTTGCGCGCCCAAGGCGCGGAAAGGGGGCTTTCGATCACGCCATGTTGCGCATAAGCGTGCAGAAAGGTCGCCGCCGGAGAAAGCTCCGCTTGGATGCCGAGATGTTTGGCAATCGTGCTGTCTCGCATCCGAAACAGCACAACGTCGCCGGGTTTGGGATGATCGAGGGGCCTCGGCGTCAAATGCCGCAATGCGGCGGCCCACAGCACCTCTTCATGCTGCGGCTCGGCCCAATCGGACGTGTATGCCGGGACAACTTCTGGCTCAGCCCCATACAACTCTCTCCACACGCCGCGCAAAAGCCCAAGACAATCGCAACCGATGCCTTCATGTGTCGCTTGATGGCGATACGGCGTCCCAATCCATCGCCGCGCGATTTGGATGCTGCGTCGCGAAACCGTACTCATTGGTACCGACTCCCGCCATTGTTTTTGCCTTTGCTTCTGGGATAGGCCAACATCCAGTCCTCCCCCGGGATATTTGGGAACCCTCGGAAATTCAGAAGATTGCCGAATTTCTGCTGACAGGTAGCCAACCGCTTGTCACAGCCCGCCGTCAAACGAACCTGATCGCCGGTGACCAGAACCTCCCGTAAATCTTGCCAAAGTGTGATCCGACTGGCGGCAGACACGCGCCGATCAAATTTCACCTGACCAAGCAACCCGGCGGCGGAACCACTCAGGACCTTCAGGGACCCGCGCTCGAACCACCCCTCCTGATAACTCTCAGCCCCGACCAAGGTGAACACTTGGGACCCACCTTGCGAACTCACCGTCGCCACCGTTGAAAACGTCGAGCTTGTCGTATCGACACCACATGCAGCGTCGCCCAATCCTGCCCCACATAACGCCTGATAAGTCCGGCCCTGCTGCTGGTTCAGCTTTTCCGTCAATCCGCGCAACTCTGCGCGAAACGCGCCACCGCCAATCTGCACGTCACCCAACGTCCCCCGGAACAGCAAATAGCGTTGTTCCGGATCATTCCAATTGACCAACCAAGTTTCAACCTCGGCACCATCGTAGCGTCCGGCAGTGATGTCCGCTTCAGTTATTGCGGCATCGCTCAGCGCACCCATCGCTTCACTATTGTCGATCGACAGACCTGTGGTCTGCTGCAATGCATGCGCGGTCAGTCCCGTATCTGCCTTGAACACCATTCCAGCTAGCACGAGTGGCCGGTCATGATCAGTAAAGCCAAGCGCGTGGCCATCTTTGCGACGGACAACCCAACAGCGGCAAAGCGAGGTCGCGCCCTGATCCAGATGCGCCTGAAGCTCCGGAGAAATTGCCATCAGACCCGAACCTCCACAACCGGAACGTCCGAGATTTCCCCGCTTTGAAACGACGAAAGGGATGTAAAAATTCGGTCGGTATCAAACCGAACCGGAACATCAAACTCAAACCCCGCAGTCACAGGAACGCCCACTGCTGGAGCAGACATGAGGCTAACCACGCCGGACGTGATATCGACCGAAAACTCTGATGGGCCAAGGTCGACACCATCTACCGCTACCCGTACAGTTCCGGCCACCGGCTTTCCAATCGGGCGTTGGTAGGCGGCATCTCCGGAGGCATAGCGTTTCACCAATTGGAACGTGGCTATGACGCCGTTCCCAAGTCCCAACGCTTGATCTAAAGCAGAGACCTGACCGGACGGCACACAGCTCTTGAAATCGGCCCAATCTTTCCAGCGGAAGGCGAAGACCTGTCCTTGCCGTGCCTCAAAGAACGCGGTCAACAGGGCCATATCGTCGAGTGATTTGACGCCCATGCCAGCATCATATCGCCGCCGCGACTGCGACCATGGCGTATTTCGCTCCTCAAACCCATTTGCCAAGGTGACAATTTCGGTCCGGCGCTCTGGCCCACCGGCCGAACCAAAGCTCAGAGACGTGGGAAACCTGACGTCATGAAAACTCATGGCAATGTCCTTTTGTATTGCTCTAACGAAGTCTCTGGCCGCGCCCTAAAGCGCGGCTTAGCTGCGCGGCGACCTGGCCCTGAGACCTCTGAAATCCGGTGACATCCGGGGTCGAAATATTCATGACGACGGTCACCGCTCGTCCACCACCATCCGCCGCAACCCCAAGGCGGCCGTCGGCACCACGGGTCAGTGGCATGATGGCTTCAGGTCCGGCCTCGCCCATCAGCCCGGTGCCGCCGCGCATTGGAAAGGTCGTCGGTGCGCTGACCACCCCCCCTTTCGCAAATGGCGTCACCCGGCCCTGCACAAAGCTTCCCCCTTTGGCAAAAGGAAGCGCGCCGCTGATCACGCCCTCAAGCCCAGCGCCGAACATGGTCCCGATATGTTTGGTGACCGGATTGATGGCAGACGAATAGGCCGCACTGACCATCGACTTTCCAATATTCTGCAACGCATCCGACAACTTCATTCCGTCGAAAACGACACCGTCAAACGCGCCTCTCAGACCACGGCTCATGCCGTTTGACAGGGTGCGCACTTCCCGGCTGGTATCCGACATTGTGGTCCGGATTTGCTGCATCTCGCCGGCAAACGTTGACGCGACCGCTTGCGCCCCCGCAAGACTGGTTTCCAGCACAGTCACCTGATCGGTGAAGTCATCAAGCCCATCAATTTCCGCCATTTCACACTCCTTTGACTGTGTCCGGGAACCGGCTGGCCAGTTGTTCAAGCTGCGCCCGGGACAACGGCACCTCGCCTTGACCCGCCCCAAGCATCAGCAGCAACTCTGCCGGCGTCAGTTTCCAGAATTCCTCGGGCTTCAGCCCGACCCGCTGAACGCCTGTACGCAAAAGCCCGGGCCAATCGATTTCCGTCATGACCGATCGCCACCGGGGACCGTGAACGCGCGGGTCAGTAACAGTGCCGCTGCCTTTGCAGCTTCAACCGGTCCACCCGCGATCTCGACCGTCAGCAAGTCCTTAGCATGGCCATTCCAGCCACCGCCCCGCAGCCCGGCGACGACAAGCGCCAGAACGTCTCGGGTTGAGATCGCGTTCGTTTCGAACCGTGTGATCAGATCGACCAAGGTTCCGCTTTGCAATTCCGTTTCCAGCTCCGCCAAAGCACCCAAAGTCAGTTTCATCCGCGTCGGCACACCGTCCAACGTCAGTGAAACTTCTCCGGCCCATGGATTGGCCATCAAATCGCCGTAAAGCTCAGCGCCCCAGCCGACGCCATCGACAGCTCATAGGTGGCTTCACCGTCATGGCTTCCGGCATACTCTAGGGCTGTGACTTGAAACGCCCCCTCAACGATTCCGAAATCCGGGATAATAACCTGAAACTGGGGCACCTGCCCTGCAAAGAAGACATCCCGTGTCCGAGCATCCGTCGCCTCATCGCGAAAGACGCCCGACCCCGACAATGCTGCCGACCGAATACCCGCTCCGGCCAGCAACTCCCGCCATCCCCCTGTACTATCCAGATTTGTGACATCCACAGTTTCCGCGTTGAAGCTGATCCGGGTCGCGCGCAGCCCCGCAATGGTCTGAAAATTTCCCATGCCGTCGATGTCGATCTTGATCAAAAGATCCTTGCCGCTTTGAGCTGTCATCTCTCATCTCCATGTCATTTTTGCGATTGGTTGGCCGCACTGTTGAGTGCGAAAAGCGGCTCAGGCGTCGTCGACGAGCGCTTGAAACTGAAGGTCGATACGGCGGCGGGTTCCCGCCCGCTCGCGCCGCGCCTTGGCTTTGTAAAACGACAAAGACACCACCGTGCCACGCGCCATCGGCAAACGGGCCGTGGTCAAAGCGGTGTCTACGACAGCCGCGACCCGTTTCGCGGCCTGAAACCCTGCTTCGTCCGTCACAATGCTGACGACAAACCGATGCTGTGCCGTACGCCCCGTCTTATCGCTACGCGCGACCACATCCTCCGGCCCGATTGCAACGTAAATCGACGGAAGCTGGCCCTGTGGCGCCGCATCAAAAATCGCGGTACCAACCAATCCAGCAAGCGCAGTGTCACCCGTGAGCCGCGCGAAAACGGCCTCTTGAAGGCATGACGCCAAGACATAAGTCAAACCGTCTCCTCCTCAGTGACCTTGCAGGTGAGATAGCGCCCCTCAGGGTCCGCCTCATAGACCGCGTTGATCGAGAAAAGACGCTGACCCAGCCGAAACCGCTGGCGTGCTGTCGGCCGCGACGGCGCACCAACAGGGGCGCCCCGAACCACAATCCGTTGCGACAGTTCCGACACACCCGCGGCCTCGACTGTCCGCTCGCGGCCACTGCTGGTCTTCAGTGCGCCCCACATAACCCCGATCACAGCCCAGGTTTCGACAAATCCTCCGGCCCCATCCGGCACATATTGCGGGGCCTCCAGATCGAATTCATGGGTCAAGGCAACGGTCTTCATGCGCCCGCCCCGCCAAGGATGCGGACCGTGCGGTAACGCTCGATCAGGCTGGTCACGCCGAACGGCATATTGCCATCATTCGTCGGCTGCTCTTGGCGCGTCTCATAGTAATGCGCGGCCAGCAGCAAAACCGCCTGTGCCAGATCAGGCGGCATCCCTGACCAGTCGACACTATAGCCCGCCGAGAAGGTCACCTCGGCCGTCCCACCCGTTGGGATTGACGGCAGAAAGTAGGACACCGCGCGCAACAACGGGCGCAACGCATCTTGTTCAAGATAATAATATTCAGGGTCCGCAAAACTGGCATCCCCCTGGCGCGTGATAATCGTGATGCCCGACACGTTAGAGACCGGAGCCACCGGAAGGGCCTGCACATCGCGGCATCGCCACGCAGGCAGGGTCCATCGAAAACCGCGACTGTATAGCGCTTTGCCAGTCCGCCCTTCGATGGCGGCAATCGCGGCGCGCAGACAGGTTTCCAGAACGCTGTCCTGCACGGCGTCATCGGCAAATCCGCGGCCCAACCTCAGATGCGCGCGAAACGGCACAATCGGCAGGTCCGAAAGCGGGGTCTGCATAATCTCGACAAGCATCATGGCGGTTCTCCGAAATCTGGGCGATTGGCGAATTCTGGGAAGGCAGGGGCGATCAACCGTCCGTGCTGCTCTGACGGAGGGAAGCTGGACAACACGTCTGGAATTGACCTTTGATCGCCCCAATGAACCGCGCCTCTTCTCCAGCACGGTCCATCCGGTCGCTGGATCAGGTCGCGCTGAAACGCAGGACCTTGATCGCGGCAAAATCACTGACATCGCCACCGACGCGCTTGGTGGCATAGAACAGCACATGCGGTTTGGCCGAGAACGGGTCCCGCAGCACCCGCAGGTCGGGACGCTCGGCAATCGTGTAGCCTGCGCTAAAATCACCGAAGGCAATCGCCGCCGAGTTGATCGCAATGTCCGGCATTTGCTCCGCAATCAGGACGGGATACCCCATCAATCGCGCCGGTTCAGCAGCAGCCAAACCGTCCGACCACAAGAAGCGACCATCCGAGTCCTTCATCTTCCGCACCGCACCGGCGGTTTTCGAATTCATCACGAATGTCGCATTGCCGCGATATTGCGAGTCCAGCGCATAGACCAGTTCGATGATCGAATCCGACGGTGCCGTGGTCGCGAAGTCTCCGTCTGCACCCGTGGGCAGATACCCAAGACTGCCCCACGCCCAATTGTCGTTCAACATCAGCGGATGGTTTAAAAACCCGCGCGGCTTGTCCTGCCCGTCCCCGGTGATGAACGCACTCGCTTCAGCCCGCGAGAATTTGTCCGCGATCCGGCTCGCCAGCCAAGTCTCGATGTCAAACGCGCTATCGTCCAGCAACCGCTGGCTCGCTTTGGGCATCGCGCTAAGCTCATGTAGCGGGATCACAATGCGGTCGATCTTGGCGCTGGTGTTGTCGGTCAGCGTCGTGGTCTCGTTCGCCCATGTGTGATCGATGTCGGTGCGGTCAACCAGCACATCGTACGAGGTCGCTTCGATGTTCACTACCGTAGAGACCGACCGCAACGACGACGACGAGTTCAAAACAGCGTGGATTGTGGCCGAGGTTTGCGGATCAACCAAAAAACCGCCTTCCGATGCGATCGCGGCATTGAAGGCCTTGCCTTCCAGTTCGACCCCCCGCAAGGCATCTTCATCGCCGTTGCGAAGATAGCCGTTAAAGGCCTTCTGGTGCGGCGCCTCAAGATCGGCGGCCATGGACAGTGCGGGGCGCCCGGAACGGGCAGATTTACGATCCAGCATGGTCAACTTCATTTCCTGTTCTTTCAGTTGAGTGGAAATCCCGGTCCGGAATTCGGTTAGGTCCTGCATCAATCCGACAAGCGCGGACTTGATTTCTGATGCCGCCGATGGCGGCTCTGTCTGGGCATCGGGCGCACTTGTCCCGGCCCGAGCCTTGGTCTCGGGTTGGTTCATCTCAAACTCCTTTCAGCGGTGGTGGGCCGGCCCAGTCCGCGCTGGCCAGTCGGCGGCGGGCATCATTGACGACCTCCGCAAGGTCACGAAACAGGCGGTCCGACAGGTCTTCCGACTTGGCCCCAATTCGTGCCGTTGGCAGCATCGGGAAGGTCACCAGCGACACTTCCCAAAGCTCCACTTCAGACAGAACCCTGCGGCCACTGTCGTCCTTGCTCGCCCGGATCGTCCGATATCCAATCGACAGCCCATCGATGGCTCCCGCCTCGATCAAGGCAATGGCTTCTCGTCCACGGGCCACGTCCGTCAGCAATCGGCCCTTCACATGCAGGCCGCGCTCGTCCTCGTGCACGTCATCCCAAATACCGATCGGCTGGGTCGGGTCGTGCTGCCACAGCAACTTGACCGCTCGGCCGCTTGCTTTCATTCGCTGCAGCGACGCCGCATAGGCCCCCCGCGCCACAACATCGCCCCCCTGATCCATCGCCCCAAATAACGACGCGTATCCTGCGATTTCCGCTCCGTCTTTGATCTTGATATCCTGATCAAATCGACAGAACTTATGCTCTAGTCCGCTCAATTCCTGGCTCTGCATTCTCTGCTATCCTCCGTTTGGGGCGATGGTCAGCAGATCGCCGATCGCCTGCGCCAAAATGGTGGCCACGACCCCGAACACCGTCAGCCATAGCCGCCGTTCAAGCCGCTCCATCAACTCTTCGATCCGGGTCAGGCGACCGTCGATTCCTTGGAATTGCAGCTCTAAAACCCGTTCATGCGCCTCACGCATCTGGGCCGGGCCATATTCGAAAGGTTCGTACAGAAACCGGGAACCGCTGGTTGCGCGGCGCACCTCGCTCACGGCTCCCCCTGGGTCAGCGGCGGCAGCCCGAGCATCGCGCGCTTTTCATCCCGCGTCAGGAAATCGGCATCGCTGACCCGGCGCCATTGGGTCTCGCGCTCGCTTGCAAGCGCGGGGATCTGATCTTGATCCGGTTTGACCTCAATGGTCTCGCCGGTGAACCGGCTCAGCCAACTGCCCACCGCATGGGCAACCCGTGTCGCAAGCGGCAACACCGTCAGGCGATAGAAGGCGCGGTTGGCCTCCTGATAATTCGCATAGGTCGCATCCCCCGGAATCCCCAGCAACATGGGCGGCACCCCAAAGGCCAACGCGATCTCGCGCGCCGCAGATTCCTTGGTTTGTTGAAACTCCATGTCACTGGGGCTGAATCCCATCGGCTTCCAATCCAGACCGCCCTCAAGCAGCATTGGCCGCCCCGCGTTCTTCGCCCCTTGATAGTTGGCCGCCAACTCATCAACCAAACGCTCGTACTGGTCATTGGTCATCGATCCGTGCCCGTCCGGACTGCGGTAGACCATGGCGCCCGAGGGACGCGCGGCGTTGTCCAGCAAGGACTTCGACCAGCGCGAAGCCGAGTTGTGGACATCAATCGCACTGGCCGCGGCCTGCAGCGCCGACAAGCCATAATGATCATCCAGCGGATGAAAGCTTTTGATATGACAGATCGGTGGCACATCCGCGGTCATATCAAAGCGATGCTTCTTGCCTCCGACCGCATAGTCATAACCCACCGGCCAGCCATCCGACCCGGGGATCAAGTTCATCCGGTCCGAGCGCAGGACATGCAACTCGAACGGAAGCACCCCGTCATCACCGCCGACCGCCTCTAAATAGCCGTTCCCGGACAATAACAGCTGGCCATACAACGCCTCGAACAGTTCAGCCCGGCCCTGCATCTGATTTGGGGAGGCGATCAGCGATGCAATCTGGTGAATCTCAAAGCGTTGATCTTTGTTCTGCACGATCAACGGCAGCGCGGCCGCCGCCTCCGAAATCATCTTCACCGTGCGAAAGCCAATTGGATTGCCAGAAAACCCGTTCCGGATCAGCGATCCGGTGTCGCGCGGGCTCCATGCGACCCGACCAGACCCGCTCCACGCAATCACCGGGCCTGTGGCCGACGCTTTTTGCTCGGGGGGTTTCGGGGTCTCTCGTCTGAGAAAACTCATTGCCATAGGCATACCTCCTCGGTTGCCGCGGCGCTGCGGCGTGACCCGTCCGGGCCGGTATTCATCATGTGTCGTATGTTGCTGCCGAAGATCGGAAAGGCTGACCTTCAACCCGTTCCGACCGACCGGTTTACAATCCGCGCACGCGGGGGCGCTGCCACGTCGAGGCCGGGCCGATAATTAGGTCATGCAAGTCCCAGACCAATGCATCGACCCGGTCCGGACTTCCCTTGCCCTCGTAGCCCCGCACGGTCATCAGACACATCTGGTCCTCCAGCGTCCCCAACCCCCGCACGTGGCTTACCCGCCCCTGCTCATAAAGGGCCGCAACAGGCTCGGCTCGTGCTGCCTTGCCCCGACTGGCCCGCACCGCCCGAAACGGTACCAGCGGGTCCACCTGACGGACCACACTCTCCACCATGTCGCCGCCCTGATTGACCTCTGCGACCAAGCGGTCGGCCCCATGCCGCGCCATCGCGGCCAACGCGGCTTCGGCCCAGCCCCGCGGGCTTGTGCCCTGAATGGTCGCGTCCTCAATCACGCAGGCGGTCCACCCCTGCGGGCTGCCGCCTGTCCGCGCTCCGACCACCAATATTCCGCACTCGTCCGAGGCGCTTGTGCCGGTGACCGGCGGGTCAACCGCAACCACGATCCGATCGAACTCGGGCACCTTGTCGACCTGCACCTTTTCCAGCATCGACTGGGTCCACATCGCGCCCTCTGCATCTTCCAGCAGCACACCGTCCAGTTCTTGCCGTCCCAGCCGTGTCCCGGCATAGCGGGCCCGAACTTCGGTCAGGAAACTATCCGCCAGAAATGCCCGGTTGGCCTCGGTCGGCGCGGCGGTCACCACGGTTGAGCTGTTATCCAAAATGCGTTTCAAGACGCTCACATTGCGCGGCGTCGTCGTCACCACCTGACGCGGCGTCTCGCCCAAGCGCAGCCCAAATTGCAACATGTCCCACGCGTCGTCGGCCTTCTTCCATTTGGCCAACTCATCGACCCATGCGGCATCGAATTGCGGCCCTCTCAGACTCTCAGGCTCATGGGCGGAAAACACCTGCGCAACGGCGCCATTGGGCCAAACCAATCGCTTGCGGGTCACTTCCCAGGTCGGGCGACGGTCCGGAGGCGAGCACGCCATGATCCCGCTTTCGCCCAGAACCATCACCTCGCGCACCTGTTCGATGGTTTCGCCGACCAATGCGACCCGGCGTGACCGGCCCGGATCCAACGGGCGCGCACCTTCCACCTCACTGCGCACCCACTCGGCCCCGGCCCGGGTCTTACCCGCGCCGCGACCGCCCATGATCACCCATGTGCGCCAGTCGCCTTCGGGCGGCAACTGATGCTCCAACGCCCAGAATTCAAACAGGTAAGGAAGCGCCAAAAGCGCTCCCTCAGACATGTCATTCAGAAAGGCGTCCCGGATCTCCTGCGGCGCGCAGGCAAGCAAGGCGCCGCCCGATCTCAAGTCGGGCCGCATCGAAGTCGACTGCGTAGTCGTTGACGACGCCAGCTTCGTGTTTTCGTCGTTTTTCAA